CGATATCAGGCAACGGTGTGGATGGACCCAAGCCCGCAGAGGATTATCCTGAAGGCGAGGCAGATAGGCATCTCGACAGCGATAATGGCTGAGGCCCTGGACGGGGCCTTCACCGAGCCGGAGAGCTTGGCCCTGTTTGTATCCCGCAATGAACGTGCCGCGACTCACATCCTCGGTTACGCCTACCAGATGCTACGGCGGCTTGACCTCCAGGACCAGCTTGTGAAGTCGAACGAGACGGAGATGTCTCTCTCCAACGGCTCACGGCTGATCTCCCTGCCGGCGTCAAAGGACACGGGCCGCGGCTATCCCGCCGACAGGGTGTATCTGGACGAACACGCTCATCAGCAATGGGCGGAGGACATCTTCGGGGCCATCGCACCAACTATTGCGCGCGGCGGTCGCATCACTTCAGTCTCAACGCCCCTGGGTAGGCGGAACCTGTTCTTTCGGATGTGGGCCGGGCTTGAGGGTGAAGGCTGGTCGCGGCACGTCATCGATTGGCGCTCCTGCCCGGTCTACGACAAGGACTGGTACGAGCACGAGCGGCCCAAGTACACGACGCAGCAATGGGCGCAGGAGTTCGATTGCGACTTCATAGAATCAGGCATGACCCGCTTCCGGGCGGCGGACATAGAGGCCGCTCACCAGAACGCCACAGGGCTGCACGAGCCGCGCGAGAACCGCCACTACCTGAACGCCTGGGACATTGGCCGGCACCACGATGCGACTGTGGGCATCACGCTTGACGTGACGGAGGAGCCGTATCAGGTCGTCGCCTTTCAGCGTCACAACGGCCTGCCCTATCCCCGAATCCAGAACCTGATAGACGCTCATGGTGAATGGTACAAGGGCGATACGGTCATCGACTCGACCGGCGCCGGCGATCCTGTGCTGGAGAACCTAACCTGCCGCGCGGACGGGTTCGTATTCTCGCACAAGTCCAAGCAGCAGGCGCTAGATGCGCTATCATTGCTCCTGGAACAGCGCCGTATCAAGTTCCCGTACATCCGAGAACTGGAGGAGGAGTTACTGGGCTACGAGGACGACGACAAGGACATCGTGCAAGACTGCGTGATGGCGTTGGCGATAGCCGCGTTCAAGGCGGCAGGAGTGGGCCTGTGGGCGCTGTGAGGCGTCTGGCGATGCTCACGGTGACGGCTATCACGGTCGCGGGCTTGGCCCTCGCTGCGGGCATTGGACTGAGGCTGTTCATCTGGGCGGCTGGGATATGAGCGCGAAGCCCTGCAAGGCTGGCCACTATTTCGCTAGCTATCTGGCCCAGTGCCCGTTTTGTGTGCCGCTGCCGAAGATAGTCAAGCCGCTAATGGCCCGGCGCGTAACGAAGCGTAACGCTGAAACCGTAACGGAGCGTAACGCGCAGCACTGTCCGACTTGCCGGTGTGGCCCTGCCCTGTCGAACGCTGCCCGCCAGCGTGCCTACCGCCAGAGGAGAAGCGTATGAACGATATTACCGAAGCCTGGGGTCTACCCTTTCGCTACAAGCAGGGCGTTGACCTTCTCCCGACCTGGCAGCAGAATCAGAACCTGGACTCCGGCCAGAACCTTGCCAACTGGATCGATGAGGGCTACTCCAAGAACAGCCTCATCTTCGCCTGTATCGAGGAGGTGGCTACGTCGTTCGCCGAGCTGACGCCGCTGCTCACCATCCCCGACGGCAGGGGCGAGATGCAGCAGGTGGATCAGCACGAGGTCCTTGACCTGCTGGCGGACCCCAACGAATCGATGGACGGCTACGAGCTCTCGGCCACGGCGATGACCCACCACCGGGCGGCAGGCAATGTCTACATCCACAAGGTGCGGCGGTCAAGAGTGCCCGACCGTAACGCCAGCTTCCGCAACGTCAAGGAGCTGCAGCTTATCCGGCCCGACTACGTGACTATCAAGCCTGGCCAGCGGCGCGAGGATGACATCTTTGAGGTATCGATTAGTGGTCAGGTCAAGGCCCGGCTTCCCCGGCGCGATGTTATCCACTGGCGAACGCGCAATCTAACAAACGATTTCTACGGGCTCTCCCCTATCGCTCTCCTGCTGTACGAGGGGAACGTGGACGCGGAGATGACGAAGTTCGACTGGGCGTTCTTCCGTAACGCCGGCGTGCCGATGGGCATTCTGAAGACGGCAAAGAAGCCGACACCCGACGAGGCGAAAGAGCTGAAGGGCGCTTTCCGGCGGATGTTTGGCGGGATGAAGAAGTGGTTCGAGGTTATGATCCTGCCCGCCGAGGGTGCCGACTACCAGCAGCTCGGCCTGCCCATCAAGGATATGGAGATGCCCCAGACCAGGATGCACGCTGAGTCCCGCATCTGCGCCGTCTTCGGTGTCCCGCCCATCCTCGTCGGGGCTAGGGTTGGACTGGAGGCCGCTGGTGGGCTGACGACAACTTCAGTGGAGGGTGCTCAGTTCTCGTTCTGGTCGGAGACTATGAGCCCTCTGGCGCGGTCCTGGGCGTCCAGGATGACACAAGAACTGTTCGCTGAGTACCGGACGCCCCAGCAGCGGGGTGCCGTGCTGGGGCTGGATATGTCGCACGTCAAGGCGCTCCAGGAAGACAACGGCGACCGGCTAAAGACGGCGTTAGAGATGGTCAAGAGCGGCGGCTGGACGATCAATCAGGCGCTGGAGGCTGTTGGGTTGCCTGCCGTGGATGGTGCCGACTTCTACGTGCGAGCGCTGAACCAGGTCGTGGAGACGCCGGTAACGGCCAGCATCAACGGGCGGAGGGCCGCAGCAACCTTGATAGAGCCTGTTCTCAAGCAGGGCACGGTGAGGGAGCGGCTGATGGAGCGGGCCGAGGCTGGGCTGGCGGAGTTCTTCGAGGGACAGGGCGCACGTGTTGTGGGCAGGCTCCCGAAGTCGGTCAAGGCGCTGGACGTGGGCGACTTGCTGCCGCCCGAAGAGGAGGAGTTGCTGCGGAAGGCGCTGCTCGGCTTCTGGTCGGAAGCGATAGAGCAGGGTTGGGAGATCGGTGCCGTGGAGGCCGGGCTGCCGCCGGGCTTCGACCCCGTTGACCCACGCGTCGTCAGGCTCCTGGCGGACGGCGGCCAGCGCATCACAGCTATCACGGAGGAGACGCGCAAGCAGGTCCAGCAGGCTTTGCTTGTGGCCCGCAACGAGGGGCTGTCGATACGCCAGACGGGGCGGCTGCTCCAGGACCTGCCCGCGTTCTCACGTTCCAGGGCGCAGATGGTGGCGCGCACAGAGTTGGGCACGGCAGACAACCTTGCCGCCGTCAGCCGCTACCGTGAGGCCGGGTTCACCCACGTCCAGGTGTTCGATGGCGACGGTGACCCTGGTTGTGCTGCTGCAAACGGGGCGATTTGGACGATAGAGGAGTTCGAGGCGAACCCGCTGGAGCACCCGAATTGTGTGAGGAGCCGTGCGCCGGTAGTGCCGAGCGCGGAAGCCGGGAACGGGCCGCACGAGATCAAGGAGGCGCGCTGTCCTGAGTGCAACCGGCTGCTGGCAAAAGATGTGGTGGGCGCGGTTATCCGTTGCCCGAAGTGCAAGAATGAGGCGCGGTTTGGGGTGACGGTGTGAACGACTTGCGCTGCTCTGAGGAGGTGGCGGCTTGTCGTTATCCCAGCGGCGCAAATATTCCTGGCTATGGTGTTATGAGTGTGCTGGATAAGGGGTTTGCAGTGGCGAAGGCTCAGGGCTGGCATCAATGTACTCGTTCAGCCAGCCAAGAAATTGATGGCCGTCCCTACTGCGTTCAACATGCTCGCATCGCTCTCGCCGATTTCCTGCGGCGTCTTGAGGACTGGGACGAATGAGGCTGCGCCACAACCCGGAGAACATCCACGCTTGTTATTGCTCCTGCCACGGCGGAAAGCCGGGCCTCCGCGATGACCCGGCATGCGAGAACTGCGGCGTTTTTGTCTGCCCAACGTGTACGCAGGTTGTCCCGCCAAGGCTGCTGAACGTGGTAAATCGTTGAGCAAGCGCAGCCGGGCCCAGAACAAGAAGCGCCAGAAGCAGGAAGGGCGCGAGCGCCAGAAGCAGCGCAACGAGCGGAAGCAGAAGTCGCGGGCCGGGGGCAAGCGATGAGGGAGGTGATTAGCCGCTGATACTTGAATAGTCAAGGCCATCCGCAACAAAAGGCACGAGAACCCCTTTTGGAAGGAGCAGTATGGACGACTTGGATTTTGGTCAGAAGGCACGCTCCAGTGCCGCGATGGCGCTCGACGTGCTAACCCGCTATCTAGGCGGCGAACCGACTGCCGATGCGACGGCGCAGGCGCGAGTTGCCGCGACAACCCTCTCTGCTTACACCCGCTACTATCAGGCCGAAGGTGCCCGCGAGGCTGCCCGCTTCGGCATGGCCCAGGCCAGCCTCTCAAATTCTGAACTGGCTGAATATGTCCGGCTTGCGATGCCGGGTCATGAAGTCAACCAGTTGACCGAGCCTAAGAAGGTCTCCAGTGCGGCGCGTTAGCATTGAGATTCAGGGCGTCGCGCCGTATCTGTTCAACGGCTGGTCGGGTGCCTTGGGCGACAAGGCCCCAGCGAACGTGGAAGAGGAAATAGCGCAGGGTTGGCGGCGGCTGCACAAGAACGGCGAGGGGCTGTTCCTCCCTGCCGCTAACCTGAAGTCGGCCTGGTTCGAGGGCGCAAAGAGCGCCCGGTCTCTGTTCAACCTCAAGCGTAAGGGCGGCGCGGGCATCGCCCAGTACATTCGCTCCGGCACGTTTATCGACCCTGCGGAGATACTCTTCGGACGGGAGGACGCTGACGGACTCCATGAGAAGATGGGGCGCATCCCACCGGGGCCAAAAGGCAAGGCTGTCCTCCTGCGCCGCCCTATCCTCAACGAGTGGCGGCTGGCATTCGATGTACTGGTACTCGATCCGTTGATGACCGACGACGAGTTGCGCATATCGCTGGAGACGACGGGGCGGTACATCGGCATCGGCGGACACCGGCCTGAATATGGCCGGTTTGAGGTAACGAAGTTCGAAGCCATGCGCGGCGCAGCATAGCGCGGCAAGGCGAGGCATAGCCTAGCCGAGCGGAGCTTAGCATGGCCAAGCCGAGCAAAGCGATGCAGAGTTCAGAGCCAAGCGTAGCGTAGCGGAGCTAAGCCGGGCCGATCATAGCCTAGCCGAGCGCAGCGGAGCTCAGCGAAGCTTAGCAGAGCAATGACTTGACATCCTGAACCGCATAACCGCATAATCTAGCCAACTGAATACAGGGCCGTAGAGTTCTTCGGAACCAGAGCCCGTTTCTAGAGCGTCTTAAGACGCCCGGAAGCGGGCTTTTCTATTGCCCTGGAGGAACCTGAATGGACAAGTGGATAACGGCCCCAGTCGAGTTCAAGGACGACGCTGCGGGCACGATACAGGCCGCGTTCAGCGTGTTCAACACCATCGACTCTGACGGCGACGTGGTGAAGCCGAGCGCATTCAAGGATGGCCAGGAAGTGCCGATGGTCTGGTCGCACAAGTGGGATAACCCCATCGGCAAGGGCACCGTGAAGGTGAGTCGCAAACAGGCGGTGTTCGACGGCGCTTTCTTCCTGGACACCGACGCCGGCATGGAAGCCTACAAGACGGTCAAGAACATGGGCGCGCTCCAGGAGTGGAGCTTCGGCTTCCGCGTCCTGGAGGACGAAGAGGGGGAGTTCGACGGGCAGCGCGTCCGCTTCCTCAAGGGGCTGGAGCTGTTCGAGGTGAGCCCCGTCCTAGTCGGGGCCAACCGCGAGACCCGCACGCTGGCGATCAAGGGCGCGGTGCCGGACCTGAGCGCTATCAAGGACATGATGAGCGAGATGCGCGGCGCGATGGGCTCGATGCGTACCGCGATGGGGCGCATGGAGCGG